GAACTGGACCGTCAACGCCGTTGCCACGACCACCGACACGTGGGATCTCCGCGACACGCCAGCCACGACGTGCAAAGATCCAAGCGTTAGGCTCATCCTCGCCACAGTGACTGTATGCCAAGATGGTAGCAGCCGGAGCTGCCTCAACGATGGCCTCGATGTCAGACTGGCTCAAGCACATGGAGCCTGAGATGTCAATGATTACGATGCCACCCCTGACCTTGCGCTTGACGCTGAAGATGCGACGCTCTGGGTCAGTGTAGAGTCGGCTGATGTTGCCGATGCTACGACCGAACTGAGCAGGACGACGACGACGCTTCATGTAACCTTCGACCTCGGTCGTCAGTTGCAGAGTGTCATCGATGCGCAGCTCCGCGAATTGCCCACGGTCATCAGTGGGGAACTCGAAGTCATCTGGCAGCTCGTCCTCGAGAGGGGCGTCGTCTGGTGACAACTTACCACGATCGCTAGGAGTAGGAGCTTCACCGTACTCTTCAGCACGCTTCTCCTCCCGCTCAGTACGCTCACGTACCACGCTCTCAGGTGCCTTCATACCAGCGGATGCGTACTCGGCAATCTCCTGAGCTGCACGCACAGTGTGATTGAAACCACGTGGTGCAACAACGTCGTCGGCGTAGTGATACGGATCGGTGTTACCAAGGTAAGATGGTGAACCGGTCAGCACACGGTCGAGACGCTTAGCGAGCTTGCGCAGGCGCTCAGACCACTCAGGATTCACAGACCGGACACCGCTCGCGAACGAGTCGAAGCCCTTGGTACCGTGGTGCTGAGCAGTGAAAGCAACTGCCTCGTCCCAGTGCTGCATGGACTTGCCAGTGGCAAGCTGCACACCGCGCTTCTTCTCAGAGCCCAGGATATCGTTAGTGTCAACGCCCTTGGCTTCTAAGAATGGCTTGGCTACAGCGTTCACACGAGCCTGCTCAGCAGTACGAAGAATAGCTTCAGTGATGCCGCTACTCTTGTATTGCTCAGCCATGGTCTTGTAAACGTCGCCAGACATGGGTGAGATACGAGCCTCGATGAGAGCACGCATCTTCAACTGCTGGGACCAGCTGTCCCCCGAAAGGGGAACAGCCAGTACACCAGCAGCGAAGTCCACGCCTACCCCGTACTCACCGACCGTCTGTTGTACTTCCCAGTCGATCGGCGTCGTGACATCGTCACGAAACGAGGTGATGGCACCAACAAGTGGCTTGACAGGGTCACCGTCAAGCATGAAGTCCTCACTCATTACAGTGAGGCCGACGTGCTGAGGGAGCCGAGCTGGATCACGTTGATGATCTCGTCTGCAAGCTTACCAAAGATAAGCTTGGCTGCACGCTCGGTAGTGAATGCCGGACTCTGACGTAGAATCTGGAACTCCTTCCAAGCACGCAACGACGCACGCTCTCCAGGCTTACCAGCTACAATAGCAGCGGCAAGCATGCGCAACTCCGGTGGCAACGCAGCAACCAACGCAGCCGGGTGGGCAGCGTCGATCTTGATTGCAACCGGGAAACGGTCACGCAGTGGAGCAGCGATCATGTTCGGGTCCTCGAAGTTGGTAGTCATGATGGCCGAGAAGTCACCGTGCGGACGAATTACTTCTTCCGTGTACGGGTTCTTCCAGACCGCAGACTCTGCACTGTCAAGGAACGCCATCAGCGTTGACTCGACGTCACCAGAAGCACGGTTGATCTCGTCAATGACTGCACGAGCACCGGACTTCCAGGCGCGAACCAAGGAGCCTTCGACGTATCCAAAGCCACCAGTAGGCGTAGGCAACATTGCACCTACGATGTCACCAGTGGTCATGTCCTCTGAGCAGATGAGTCGCTCAGCCTCGTGGCCGTTGACCCCGAGAGTGAGAGCCGAGTAGGTCTTGCCGGTCCCCGGGGGGCCGTACAGGATGACCTTCTTGACACCTGCGGCGAGAACATCCTCCAGGTCAATGAAGCACTGGGGGACGGGAATGCCTTCGTATAATACTTCGCTCATAGTGTTTGTCCTTATAGTTAGCAGTGCATGGTGACACTGGGTACATACCAGGACGGTATGTAACCGTACTGCAGGGAGGATTCGAACCTCCACCCCTACACCAATGGTGTAGTGCTCTTCCTGTTGAGCTACTGCAGTGACCAAGTTGTTACTTGGTGCGGACTGCCTTGATGGTCAGCGTGCGAGACTTGAAGTCACGCTTGAAGCTGGCCGTAACGAAGCCACGTCGCTTCGCAGTCTTACGCAGGTAGTGCGTGAAGACACTGAAAGAAACCTTGCTGAAAGGCATGATTGAATTCAGCTCTGCGAATTGGAAAGTGCGCTCCGTACCGTCAAGGGCAATGTCCAAGAACAGGCGTACGTCAGGGTCGTTCCAGTTGACAAGGTAGTTAGGAACCTTGCGCTCTGGCTTGCGCTTGCTGTAAACACGCTTGACCTTTGGCGTAGCCACGGTGACAGGAGCGGGAGCCGTTTCGACTTTCACTTCCTGTTCCACGATGGTGTCGAGTCCGTACTGCTCCTCGATGTACGCGGTCACGTTGGCCACCTGTGTGAGAGATGGCTCGTAACCCGTTGCAGCGACGAACAGTTCCTCCAAGCTGAGCTCGGAGATTGAACGGATGATCTGACTCATCTTCTTGCTGTCCATAGTGGTACTCCTACTAGTTAGCCCCTCTTGTTTGTACTGCAGAGTAACGGGGTTAATTACTCCGAGAGATACCCAAGCCCGTCGTCTGACTTGGATATCTCTCGCAGCAACCGAGTGACAATAACTTATAGTTACTGCCACTCGGTGCCCGTTAATACTTAGGAGGCTTCTTGCAACTCTTCCTGCAAGATGAATTTGATCTTGTGCTTGATGTCACGTCGCGCCCACCGGTGTGGAGCAGCCTTGGTACGACGCTTCATGTATCTACCCAAGTTCTTAACACAAGCAGAGCAACACCAATCACCGCCGACGTTGCTCTCCCACGAGGGGTGTAAACTTACACGTCGTGAGCGATGGTTGAATTTGAACTCGTAGTTGTAAGCAGGGTTTTCCCACTTACGACCACCGTCTCTGACGTACCCGTCTTGGCTCATCGTTCTAGTAACCGATGCAACCACGACGAGGGGCATGACGCAGAGCTTCCTCTGCCTCCTTACCACGAAGCACCTTGAACTTGCCTGAAGCCTCTCCTTCGAGAAGGAACTGCTCCATGACTTCTGCCATCATCTTCTTCGTCTCCGAATCAAACTCAAGCTCTGGCTCTGGTGTGTCTGATGAAATCCACATAGTGTCTCCTTACTAGTTGGGTGAGCCCGTTGGGTCCGGTGGAACTCATACCGGTAATGCATACTACAAACTACAAACGCCCTGGTCAGCTGCCCATTCAGGCATGAAACCATTGTTACGTGTGTAGTACCACACAGCAACCTTTGACTGTTCATCTCCAGTTGCTGTTGCAGCTGTAGCTGGTAGCCCAGGTATGTGAGCCCGTGCGAAATCCCAGATGTATGGGATAAACTGGTACCAACCACCAGCACCACTGTGAATCTCACGTGATGTCAGGTGATTACGGCTCTCTTGATAGCGAATGCAAGCGAACTTAACTTGCACCGCCATCGGCAATTGCCGTGTAGCATCATATGCATCGGGCCATGTGGCTGTTGAGTCATGTGCCTCTGTGTTCCATCGTCGCAACGGTGCTGGCACGACCAGGGGCTGACTGTCAATGTACGACGTAAGTATTGTTGGAGAGATAACCTCCACCGGATACGTGGTCGTAGTGACAGCAGCATGAGCCACCTTAACGGACTGGGTTTGCCCAGACACGTAAGTTAACTCACCTGGTTGCGTGACAACAAAAGCTGTCGCAACGAAGGCACCACAGATACACAACTTTCGCAGTGTACTCATGTACCTTGCCTTCCTACTAGTTACTGCACTGATAGTTTAACCACCATCTCTAGTGGGGAACCCGGAAGTCCCAGTGAACCACCGAGTAAGACATCTACTCGGTAGTCCACGTGCAACGCCCGGGCTACTGCTTGACACCCCAGCCATCACGGTCTGGAGACCAGAGTGATGTCTGCTGATTGAACAGGACGTGAGCGAAAGACTTCTCAATCTTACCACTCTCACCACCACAAGCGTCAAGCTGGGTGATGTCCATATTGGTCTGCTCGTCGCGGACACTGTGCTTAAACATCTTGAACTCAAGCCCAGCAACCTCGAGAGGGTTGTCAACAGCACGGATGTCATACTTGGGCCAGTCCATCTTCCACACTGGAACAGCGCGGTCAACTGACCACGTACCACCAGTCTGATTTGCACGGATGGTGATAGCGACCAACATGTCCCATGAATCTATTACAGCGAGGTGGATGTGATTCAGCTCCATGAACTGGAACTTGAAGCACGAAAGCTCCACAGCGTTGGCTTCGACGTCACGTAGGACATCCTTAAGGGTAAATAGTTCTGACATATTGTCACTCCCTACTAGTTTGGGTGGGTAAGTCCCATTGTTTGACCCATGGATAGCCCGAGATGAGGAGGCTTCTCGGACTATCCATGCATCCAACAACAGGTGATACTCAAGCCCACACAGCGGGGGACTGTGTGAGCCTGAGCATACCTTAGTTACTACCTGAAACGGTGAGCACCGCCATGGCCACCGACAAGAACACAACCTGAGGATACACGACAAGCATCACCCTTGAGATACTCAACCAAAGGTTCTGTCTTGTCGTAGTACTCAACTACCCTCTCAAGCACTTGCCTCTCCCGTTGACATGCAGACCATGCATCGCGGGCAGCTCGCATCTTCTCTAGATAATTATCGTCAAGATCAGATTGCTTCTGCTCTTCAGCCTTAAGCAACTCAATGTGTGCCTTTAGCTTCTTGAGCTGGGCGGGAGTCATGAACTTCTCCATTAGTATTCCTTACTAGTTAATGAGGTTGGTTAGTCCTCGGTTGAACCATAGGTGGCACGAACAAATGTTCCTGCTCGTACCACCGAGGGACAATCGATTACTTACTATCTTTACAACAACAAGGTGTGAACTCCCCACCTTCAAGCTCGTAGTACTCACCATCGCAAGCACTGCAGTAATGATCCGCTACAGCCTCGGGGAATGGGTGGAATGGTTCCTCCTGAGCGGATCCCTCTTGAGCAGCTTCTTCATCAAGTTGTTCTTGACGCTCAGCTAATGCCGCTTCCCAAATTTCATCGGGCATCAATCACCATCCCAAGGTTCAATGTCAGCAACGTAGTTGGGATTCTCCTCAACATGCTTGTTAGTTTTCTTCAGATTACGCTTAGCCTGGCTGGGCAACCCGTAAATATCAACAAGCGTGAGTTTGTAGCGATAGACTTTCCACGATTCATAGGCGTTAAAAGTCCTTGGTACAAGAACTAAGCGGAAACCCTCCATCGCTCCACCAGTATCCATTGTGTACCACTGGATATCGTGGTGGGCTAGGGCTTCCTCTCGCTTGACCCAATAAGTCCTGTCACGGTCCTCTAGGTCATTGCACTTAGATACCCTTGTACTAGCTCTCGTGCACTCGGTACGCTCAAGCATCCAAACAGTGAATGTATTCACTGGTAGCTCCTTACTTGGGGTAGGACTTGCCCCATATAGTTTGTCCCAATGGCACCACCACTAGATGATGTCATTGCAACCTACTATACAAGTACAAGAAAACATGTACGAGTGAGAACTAGCTTGTGTGTCAACACAAGACAATTTTTTAAGCTAGCCCCTGCATGCTTTTAAGCTAGATGCTATGATAGTATAGCTATGTTTCACGTGAAACATCCTAATGACGCATCGAGTAAGCACATGCCCCTTAAGTTAGAAAGGGGACAACGTAGCTTATGTAACCAAATTTGTATCAGTTTAGGTTAGATAAGCGGGGCACGTTAAGGTAGCTAATCAGTCTACACACTTAACTTACTCGATACGCCATTAGAATGTTTCACGTGAAACATATTAGTCTATAAACGGCGCGGCTTTGTTCTCGAAAGACTCAACTGGGGTGTACCCAATCTCTCTCAATGTTTCACGTGAAACATTCTGTGACTTACACACCACGCTTGAAGCGTGTGACTTGACACAGTCCAGGGCCACGCAGATCGTTTGACCTGCCATTAGCACTATCATAGTTGACCTCCTAGTTAAGCTGACTGCCTCGTCAGGCCCTAGACATCACTCTAGGACTACGCCTCCCGGCGTTTCGGCATTGATTACCGCTTGTTCTTGCGAGTCTTGAACTCTGTGAAGAGTCCAAGGTCGCGTGTGACCTTCCTCTGCTCCGCCTCGTTGCGGATGACAGTGAAGTGAACCCTCGCGGATTCTTTGGGTGCCTTCTCACCAATGGTGAAGCCAGCGGGGACAAAGTTAGCCTTTGTCATAGTAACCCTCCTCAGGGTTTGTATCTATACACATAGTTTGTGCATAGCCTGTTACTACAGGGTCCCCCACCGAGGGATCGAACCTCGCAGTCGTGATGACCTGCCACTCCAGTGGTGTGGGGGTGAGTCAGTTTATAGTCATGACTCAGGACTGGGGGCTAACTAAGCGTTAGCGGGCTCGACAGCGTCGACGTCAGTAGCAACGTCAACGGCCACGTCAGCCGTGGTGGGGTCCACGACCTGGTAGTCCGCCTCTGCCTTGAACATCTTGAGGATGTTCAGGAAGATGAACTGCTGAGCGGTGTCAGCGCCACCCATGGCGTAACCCTGCTTGTACCAGGCAACCTTGGTGTCGCGGTCCACAGAAGCGAGGAGCTTGTTGAAACGCTTCTCGATGTTGTAGTCCTTGATGCTCTGGATTGCGCCAGACCAGACAGAGGGGTCACCGATCTCCACGTAGACCTCGTCGTCGTTGCGGTCCAGCATGTAGAACTGACCAGTAGGCTGGTTCAGCTCGTCAAGCTTTGCGTACAACTTGTGGTCCTCGTGGATGCCTGCGCCGAGGAGCTTGCTGCTGGCGAAGGGGTAAGCCTTACCAGAAGCAAACACGTTGCGACGCTCGACACGGAAGAAGTGACCAAGGACGTTGCCGTCCTCGTCGACTTCCTGCGTGAGACCGGAGACAATCTTCAACTGCTGGCGCACCTTGTAGTACGTGCCGAAGAAGATGTCGTCCTGCGTGATCACGTCAGTGGGCTGAAGCTCTTCAGCAACAGCGATGACGTGCTCGACGTAGTCCAGGTGATCCGGACGTGCAGCCGTGAACAGATCGAAGACCTTGCCGATGGCGAAGTCCTTGGTCTGGAGCATGGTCGCGTTCGCCGCAGCCTGAACCTCATCGAAAGCGATGAGGCCGAGTGCGAGGAACTGCGTGACGTCCACCGACATGAAGTCGGCAGTCTCCTGGCCGGTGGCCTTGGACTTGAAGTTGCGCTTGTGTGAACGCACAGTCTCCTTGTCCAAACCAGTGACGGATGGAACAGTGGTGCTAGGCACCGAGTTGGCTTTAGCCATTATGGTCTCCCATATAGTTATGTGTCAGTAACCCGCTGACACTACGGGTTGACGAAATGTACCCAGACCGGAGTCTGAGCGTACACTCAACAGCTGTGTACTTTTGCCCTTGAGTGGGCCAGGTGCGATAGTCATCCGCCTGTTACTACGGTGTGTGTTGGCACACCGCGCTCTGTGGTCTGGAGTCGAACCAGACATGCAACAGCCATACACGGCACAGATTGGATTGAGTGAGAGGCACTGCACACACACACTATGAAGCATGCGCATGCACAGGCACGGCTATGCAGCCATGCGTGCACACATGTGGTCGTATGGTGCTGTAGATACACAACACACACCACAATGCAGTGCTTGCGTCTACTGCCAGTAGTTCAGACAGCAGGTGGAATAGTCCAAAGAAGTTGATAACCTTTGGCTATAACGCAACCTACACGCAATCCAAGGCGTGTAATAGGATGGCAAGTTTTTGCGTTTTCTGAACTAAAGGCTTTTAGAGGAATCGACGGAGAGGGGCCTAAACGGGGCTAGGAGGCTCTCTAATAGGGGTCCCAATGGTTGGGTACAAGAACGCCTTTAAAAAATGCGGCGGCCCTCCTAGGGGCTCTTGAAATACTAAGTGCACTAAAGTAGAAAACCCCTCCCCAGGACTTTCCTAGAGAGGGGATTTCAATAATACTTTTACCAACCACACACACCATTTGTTTGTTTGGTGACTTAAGCATAGCACATGGCAATGTAAAAGCAAACAGTTTTTGGACTAGTGGTTAGCGATTGCTTAAACTTTTATAGCGAAAAAAGAGTTTGATAGCGACATGCAAGTATATAAAGAGATACTATGATTAATTGGAACAGGCGATACGCCAGTGAAATTTGCGGGTGCGGCGATCCAGCCGTAGGTAAAGATGCCTATGGCAACCCATCTTGCGAAAATCACAAGTACACTGAACCCACTGCTAATGATGTAGCCAAACGTATGGTTGATGCTTTGGGAGAACATCTCAATGATGATGAAATTCTTGAGTGGGACCCACGCACACCTCAAGAATCAGAGATGAGCAAAAAGGTCAACGCTCTTGGCATTAAAGAACCTGTTATACCAAGCCGTAATCCTAAAAGTTGTCAAGTTTGCAATGCACCCACTGAAAATAGAAGTGCTCGTTGCAATAAATGCAATGTTGCTATAAATGAGCTTTTTAATATACCAGAGTTTCGTGAATTAACAAGACGCGAAGACATAGAAGGCGTCAATGAAATGGTTCGCCAACATCGTGGTATTGATAGACACCCCGCAGAAGATATTTTTAATTCACCAGTAGCAGATGAGTCACAGCTACCTCCACACTATAAAGGAAGTAAAATGAACTGGAACAATCGTTACGCTAGTGAAGACGACATTAAAGAGATGAGTAACGATCATAGAGAGTTTAATGATGCCATGGACCGTGTTCACACTAAGAGCATGGAAACCTCAAAAGATCTTTCTAAGAAGATGAAAGATTTACATGAAATGGTTCAAACTATCAAGAGTATAAACAACCCTGATGCACCATAGAGCTAAACCCCTTATAACACAAGGAAAATAGAAAATCGGAATCGGTTCTAAGGCCGGTGACGCGTGGTGCCCGTTTTAACCTAACTAGGAGTATAACTTAATGTTTAACAGTAAAGAAGCTGCAAAAAGAAATAAGTACTTTGTGCCTGATGCTTCACGGGCTAGGTCTAATACTACACGTGCCAAAGACCCATTGACTCTTTTGCACATGGAAGGCACTGGTGGGTACAGCATCCACAAAGAAGATCCTGAGTTCTTTCATGTAAACAACCAGACTGCTAAGGCTGCTAATGCTTATCTTAGCTACCTTGATGAAGACGAAGCCCCAAGCCCCAAGGCTGTTCGTCTATTTGGCCTTGAAGAAGCTAGTCCGGGCAACTGGAGACACAACCGAGATAAGTCGCAGCTAGCTAACGTTAAAACGCTTGGTGACTATATGAACGTTAAGGTGCGTAACAAGACTTTTGGCCATACATACCAGCTTGGTATTGGGATACGTCAACCATCGTTGGTTATTGCTCCTAGTGAAGAAGGCTACACGGACTACCGTGGTAAGCGTGCAGGATCGTACACCAATGAGCGAACAGGTGAAAAGCACATTGCTAATCCATTGACTCTTATGGGCCAATCAGAAGCAGAGACAATGTTGCGGTTTAATAGGCTAGTAAACGAGAATGTTACTGATCCTGAGCGATACCGTGAACAAATGAAGAAAGTAAATTACCGCACTCATGGTGTCAAAGAAGGTGGGAGTTACATAGGGATCAAAGAAGGCACCGAACCACTACTTGTTCACCACCACATCAACCACACAATCAACAATATGTGTGAAGCTCATGATGCTGTTGCAGGCGGAATTGATCAAAAAACAATTGATCAAGGTAAAACTGCCCGTTTTGTTAAGTGTTTTTGCCCTCACTGCATAATTGATAAGAGTACTCACCCTGTTAATCAGTGGAAAGATATGCAACACCACGAAGAAGCAGCCCGTAAAGCTGACCCAGCGACCGGTGAACTCGAAGATCCTAGAATTAGAAAAGCATATTTTGTTGGTTTTCCTGTTTCTGAGAGTGCTCAAGAGCTTGGACCAGTGGGTAAGCGTTGTCACCACCGTATTATGGAAGGTACTAAGGCTGAATCACAGGTTATTAACCACGCTGTTCGCGGTAGAAAAGATAGAGCAGCAAAATCTATGGACAATTCACGGGGATCTCGACGTCGTCCATCCAGTGGTACTCCTCTTGATAACCTGATTGATAATTCAGGAATACAATCAAGAGTGCATTTTGACAGTGATACTGACAGTGATACTGACAGCGATGAAGAATAAAATCAAATTGTTACCTGAAATCTATTGACAAGAATAAAAAAATCCTCTTATATATATAACTAAGGAAAACATGTCAGATAACCGTGACTATGAATCACACACTGATGAAGAAAAAAAGCATAGTGATACTGATATCCTCCGGTTTAAGGAGAATATTGACCAAATTTCCTCCTTATCATCAATCTTTTCGGTAGAAAAACCAAAAGAAAACGATAACGATCATGTTTATCGCATAAATATCACTGAATATTGCAAACATGACGGTGTTATCATCGAATACACCAAAGAAATTGACGTTTATGACTTTTCTTTGGTCATGGATGAGATTTTTGACATCGATATTGACAATTTTGACATCGATGAAGACAATTACGAAGAAGATGTCAGGGTTTTCGGTAGCTTAGACGAAGTTATTGACTATCTTCAGCAAAATAAAGAAGAAGATAGCTAATGACAGTAGAAAGCCACGACCAAAATGTTACTCATCATTACACTGTTCATTATCCTGATCACCCTGAGCGTACTTCAGACCCACACTACGTTGATTTCAATCATTTTAGAGCAAAAACTAAAGATACTGCTGTTTGTAGCATCGGTTCTCACCGCAATGACTTTAGCGAATGCGATTCCGATCACCCCTTAGAGCTTCACCACACTCATATTGAGTTCAGTTTGCAAAACGGTGTTGATCTTAAATGGCTCGAGGCTGATTACCCAGGTGTTAGTGATCCTGACAACATTGGTGCATGGGTAGAAAGTGCAGACAACCTTGAGTGGCTTTGTTTATTCCATCACAGAGGGCACGGAGGTGTCCATACGGCAGCAGCAGCCGACTATGAAGCTGAAAAATATGTGAGAGGGCTCATAAAATGACAGACCGTATCGTAGGTAAACTAGGTAAGCTAGACCCAAGACGCCCTGCTGGGCTTCATTCACTTGCTTTTTATCAAGGCAACCCTCTTCCAGCTGCACCAGATAGCGTAATTACACCAAATGTACCCAATTGGGGAGTCTTAGGAAACGATACACATGGGGATTGTACTTTTGCTGGTATTGTACACGCCAGAATGGCTAACGCTGCTACGCTGGGCCTCACAGAAACCTTCCCCTCCGACGCCGATGTGGTCAACGCGTACCTTTCTTTTACGGGAGGAGCAGATCAAGGAGCGGTAGAGGCAGATTTGCTTAAGTTCTGGCAAACCAATGATTTGTTTGGTAGCAAACTTGCTGCTTTTGCTCCTACTGATCATGCTGACCTTGACGAGCTTCGTAGCGTCATTGCTTCTTATGGCCTTGTATACATCGGTGTAAAGCTTCCTGTCACATTCCAACAGCAGTTCGTACAGAACCAACCATGGGACCTTACAGGCACTCCTGCTGACAATCAGATCGAGGGTGGGCACTGCATCATCCTTACTGGTTACGATAAGGACTACGCTGAATGTATTACCTGGGGTAAAGTGCAGAAGGTGTCATGGAGGTGGCTGCAGAGCTACATGGAAGAGAGCTGGGCTCTCATCACTCCAGAAATTGTTGAGAAAGGTCTTTACGGCAACATGCGCCTCGAAGAACTTACTACTGACCTAGGAAAACTATAATGGCTAATATCCCAAAGAGAACAGATGAGATCCTTGAAGAGCAAGGTGACCGAGTTCGCATTATTGCTAACATTGGCCCAATGCGTTATAAGACCGGTGGACTGTTCTCTGGCCTTCTTGTAGAGGCAATGCTTGGTGATGAACGTATTGGCTATTTTACTGCTGAAAAGCAAGCTAGCGGTAACTACATTATGGATGGCGTCTATGTTGAGCCAGATTATAGAAATAATGGTATTGCTACTGAGATGCTGCGCAAGGCGCATGCAACCGTAAACCTTACCCCTTATGCATTGACTGATAACCAGGTTTACCAATCAGAAGCTGGTAAGAAGCTTATTGACAAAGAAACACGCATGTTCACTGCTAGTACTCTTGTAACTGCTGGACCACTGCTTGCTTTGCCTGAGATTGCTGCTGTAGCTGAAGAAGCTGGTGCTGCAGGATCAGGCGCTAGCAATGTTGGTAAAGCGTTGAATACTGTAAGTAATATAACATCTAATGGTGGCAATAACGGTGGATCAGATGGCCAACAACAAGATGGCACAGCTGAAAGCCCTTCAACTAGTTCACAAGATTTTGCAAACCCTGCGAATCCTGTGATGGGTAGTTTTAAGGTTGTTTCTTTTATGCCAACGCCAACTGTACCGATGGAAACTCCATTGATGATGCCACAACCAAGTACATCAGGCAACCACCCAGGTTATAACGTTAACCAAACAGAAACTAAAACAGAATCGCCTAAAGAAGAAAAGCCTGTAGCAAAAGAAATAACAGAACTAAAAAAACCAGTTTCTAATCCAGACAAAAACTTTTCTTTTGAACTTGACTTCCCTATGCCAATCTCTCACTTTTCTGATTCAGCTCATCCAAGAACTAGCAGTATTGATAGCAATAGATTATTTGATTTGCTTGCTGAAGACCAATCACGCTTTGCTAGCGCCGAGAAAACCACTACTTGGGAATAAGAGTTAAAACAACCCTTAAGGCGCACTAGTCATTGATGAGATACGCTACGCAAGGCAATGGTAACTACGGAGATGATGCTTCGTTACGCGCTATTGAGTCTCCTACAGAGGAAGACGAAGGGTTTGGTTTGCCTGGCCAATCTGCGATTGGCACTGTTGGTTACTTTAGATTTGCAGACATTGGTAACGAAGACGAAAACTCAACAAGATTGACTGCTTTGGGTGATAAACCTAAAGATACCATTGATCTTGGCGGAGAACCACCAGTTGCAAGCAATGAAGGACTAGCTAGCGTTTCACCTGGTTCGCTATCAACGATTATTGGAGCAAATATGAGCATGAATGCAAGAATTGCATATGTTATGGAGAATGGTGAGCCATTCTGTAACCACTGTGAAAAGAACTACTTTCCAAAAGGACGCATTGCTTGCACGTGGTGCGGCTGTGGACGCCCGAATGATGATCATGGTGTAGTTGAGAATGATTTCAATGGTTCAAGCTTGCTTGAGAACGTAGAAGGCCCTACTGCTGGTGATCTTGACGCTGGTCGTGACATCGTTAAAGAAGAAGCCAAAATGGGTGCCGCTGGAGCATTCTACGCAATGTTTAAACAAGCTAACGATAGTGAGCTTTACTACCAAGGGTATGGCGATGCACAATCGGGCAAGCCAATGGATGAAGACCTTGCACTCTTGAGCAAAGACTATTACGAAGGCTACAGAGGGTACAAGTTTTATAACAAAACTCCTCAGCAAAGCGTTGGTCAAAGTCTTTATGATATTAAACCAAATAGCAATTCAATTCCTCGTTCGCACGACATGCACCAGATGACCCCAGGTGAAGCTGACCGTGGTCCTCTTGAATTGACGGATGGTTTTAATCACGCTACCGCTTCTGCTGGGCTTCCTATTGATGTGATTCAAAAGTTCTTTGAGATCTAATATGGCACAGTGTTTTATCTGTAATAATGGTGAACTTGTTAGGACAGCTAGCAAAACAGGACCAGAAATTTATTGTAATGGTTGCCGTAGAGTAGTGCTTAGCTCATACCTTGGGTTTAGTATCACTGCTAATGAGATTGAAAGTTCACTTGAACCATGTGAGGTCAAAACAGATCAAGGCATTAAACCTGGTTGGAAGGGCCCTGGTGACAGAGCCAAATGTAATATCTTTGACCCATCAATCAAGGGTGATTACACTGTGCCAGGTACTGAAGCAAGTGCTAAGAAAAAAGCTACTGACTCTGTTTATTCTTACAGACACCGTCAAGCTGCAAACAAAATCATTAATGCTACTGCCTATTTCTCTGGTGCCCCTGCCGCGATTGTTCCTCAATCGAGTAACTCTCAAGATTTTGCTAATAATGGACCTAACCCAGCACCTCCTTCAGCAAAACCACAAGATTTTAGTGCTACTGACCAAAGCTCTATCGGTCAAGCTACAGCGCCTGGTGGTATACAGCCTGGTGATATGAACAAGAACAACCCACTTAATAGTGGCACTACTGCCAGCAGAAGATTGGCTGAATTGCTTAGTGAAGAACTAGGCCCAAGTTTTTGCACAGAACATATGACGCATGATGAATGTAATCACAGCCGTAAATCGCAATAGTGACTGAGGAAAAAGAAAGACTCCATTATGAACTACGACAACATTGAGATCGAAGCCAAGACTGCTGCTGCTGATGCACGTTGGTTTAACGGTACATCCGAAAGCATCTTGACACGCCTTGACAGACTCCAAGACATCTTGGATAGAACGCGCATGGCTGCTAGCAACCCTAATGCTGGCATGAGAGACATTGAGCGTTATGCCAATATCCTAACTGAGTTGGGTGCTGAGAAGGAATCGCTCGAGAAGCTTGCTTCAGAGTACGTTGACTTTGACACTGACATGTACCTTGACAGCCTTCCTGGTGGCACCATTGCCAAGGAATACCGTGTGAGCAGTGCTGGTACCAGTGACCTGGGTGAAGACGATGGTAGCCTCTTGTACCGTACAGCTGCAGGCATTGAAAACGAATTTGAGAATGCTGACTGGATTAACTTTGTTACTGCTGGTGCTGAAGTCTGGATTGAAGACCAAAGTCCTCACCTGCTTAACAGCCAACTCAACACTCGTGAAGCTGCTGTCTACTATGTTGAGCGTAAGACGTTTCCCATTCTAGATACAGTTAAGCGTGCATCTATCATTGAGAATTTTGTTGATAATGTAGAAATCTGCCGCCGAGCTAAGAATGATGGGTCTAGCTTCCGTAGTATTAAGAGTGCTAGCGCGAATAAGCTTTCTGCTCGTATTATTGAGCAGGCCATTGACGAGTCGTTTGGAGATGGCCTTAACTGGCTCTAACGATGGAAACATGGAATGGCTTTAGAGTCGTCGGTGCAGTAGAAGACGATACTGATACTGACAATGATTTCACCAAAGATGGTGAGCTTGTACCTACTTTAAAGAAGATGCTTGCTGAAGCCTATGTTCTTTATCACACTATCCATGGGTTTCATTGGAACGTAGAAGGATCAGACTTCTATGAATACCACAAGCTATTTGATGAAATTGTAAGTGATATTTACGAGAACATTGACCCTATCGCTGAAAATATTAAAAAACTAGGCGAAAAAGCACCATTTTCTATGAGTCAGCTTGTTAGTATAAGTAGTATCAAAGATACTGACCTTGAAAGCAATAATACAAAAGAGCTGTCTAAGAAGTTCTTGGGTATGAACGAAGAGTACATCGATCATATCAAGAAAGCATTTAGAGTTGCTAACGATGCTGATGAACAAGGCATCGCTAACTTTATTGCTGAACGCATTGATCAACACCAAAAGTGGAGTTGGTTCTTGAAGGCGTCTACTGAGGCATAATGGATTCTGTTACAGAAAACATAGGTAATGTAGTTGCTTTGCTTACTGCAATTGTTAGTGGCCAAGAAGAATTAGCTTATAAAATGGTTCTTGAGAGTGATCCTGTCGAGTTGTTCAGTTCAATCGCTGGAGTTATGATGGTTTTCATTAATAAGTTATCAAGTATTAATGGGATTACCCCAGAAGAGTGCCTAAAGAACTTGGCACTAATAGCGTACAAAGCTAATTAATTATGCCATTAGAATTGCCTGAAGGTATTACTTATAACGATGATAGTAATAAGTTTAACGAAGTAGAAGTTGATTCTACCGTTGATGTTGTAAATGATACAAAATGTATCAAATGTGAATTGCATTTGCAAGCTACGTTAGTTACAATAAACAATAGACACGAAGGCATTATCAAAGCAATGCCAAGTGAAAACATCCTGTGGAAAAACGTCTTACCAAAAGATCGCATTCGATGCATTAAGTTGATCAATGAGACTCTTATGGCAAAGCTAGAAAAACACATGGAAAGGCATAAACATGATTAGATACAGCAATACGCCAGACAAGAGCCCAAAGGTTCTTTACACAGATAGCCCAACGTCACGTGTCACCACTACGTCAGACCTTAAAGGTTTTAATGACGAAGGCACTCCTAACGAGAACTTTAGGAACTTGCAAGACTTAGACGCGGATGATGCTAACGATAACTAAGGACAATAGTGACTGATAAACTGGAAACAAATCCAGCTACACACATTGTAATACCTGATACTCAAGCCAAGAACGGTGTTCCAACTGATCACCTTACTTGGATTGGGAACTACATCGTAGAAGAGTTCCACAACCAAGATGTGAAGATCATTCACCTTGGTGACCATGCTGATATGCCAGCTTTATCAATGTACGATAAAGGCAAGAAGAGTATGGAAGGTCGCCGTGTAAAAGCAGACATTGAAGCTGCAAACGAGCACTGGCATATTCTTAACCAACCATTGTATGACTACAATGAGAACAAGCGTAAGAATAAACATGCTGCGTGGAATCCAGAGCGTCATATCTTGCTTGGCAACCATGAAGATCGCATTAACCGTGCTACAGAAATGGATGCTCAGATCTCTGGGTTGTTTAGTACCGATGATCTTGACTACGCTAAGAGTGGTTGGAGAGTTAGTCCTTTTAAGAATATCCTATGGCTAGATGGTGTAGCTTATAGTCACTTTTTCTATAACCATATGACTGGCATCCCATACGGTGGGAACATTGATACCCGCTTGAAGACCATTGGCCATTCGTTTACTATGGGGCATCAACAAACATTCCTTTATGGTATGCGTTATGTAAACGATAGTAACGAACCATACTCACAACATGGCCTTGTCGCAGGCGCGTGCTACTTGCACGATGAAGACTATAAGGGTCCACAGGGCAACGCTCACTTCAGAGGTATCGTAGTAAAACATGGTGTACAGCATGGTAGCTATGATATCCAGCAGATTTCACTTGACTCTTTATGCCGTAGATACGAGGGAATGAGCCTCGAACGGTTTAAAAAGCTCAAGTATCCGCGTATGTAGTATATGGCTTCTGCAATTACTCCTCAGCGTAAGAACTTTCGTTGCACCTTTAATCGTTATGTATCTGAATACAATAGGGATGCAGTAGTTCGTTCAATTATATCGCAATTTGAAGGGTATTTTGCTGAACCCGAAGTTACAGTCACCGATGATGGTTTTATTATCTCTTTAGCCCTTGGCGACAACCTATCTGCCACAATGGTTAGAGACAAGATCCTTTGGAACCAATTTGTAGAGAGCGTTACAGCTGCTGACGCCATTCGTAAGATGCAGATCATCCGTTTGCCTAAAGCTAGTAAAGAGAACGAAGGCACCGTAGGTGGTTTTGGGCCACATGGTAGTGATAGCGGAGTAGATGAGATTATGGTTGCTGATGGCCGCCCTATCCCCCATAAAGAATTCAAGATTGATATGGGTGATCGAGCTGATGGCCCACCCACAGTTACTGCTAGTCTTCGTTACGCTGACCCAACTGGCAACATGCTTCCTCAGGTTTATGGTCCAGGTGCTGAAACTGATAAACCAGTTGATGAAGACCTTAACAGCGACATTACTAACATGAAGAGTGACCCTTCTACTGAGCTTGACTCAGGTAAGCCTGCTCAAAACCACCCAAAGCTTTTTATGGGTTTTAGAGTGGTTGCTATCAATAGTGATACTGGTGGTGCCTTCACTCTTAATCAACCAAATGGCTTCCAGGACGTTGGTAAGCCACCTAGAAGTGGAGACATCCATCAAGAAGCAGGTGCTGCAACTGGTATTGGTGGTGGAGCCCCTATTAGTGGTGCTAGCTGGTATGTAACCCAACCTGGCAATGAACAAGGCACTGATCTAGGTACAGAGCGTATCAAGAGTGATGCTTCTGCTGCTCCTTTTGGTGCTATTGCTGCTAGCAAGATTGAACCAGAACCAGAAGATGTAGATAGTGCAATTGACTTACCACAAGCGCGTGGTGGTACACAATCTGTCCCCGATGGTGGGCAAGTAGAGGGTTGGTTTGCCAGCCGTTACTTTGGTTTAAATGAAACATATGGATATGAAGGCGATATAGATGACTACGACATATAAGGTATATGCCGCAGGGCAAGAACCAATTAAATACGTACCAGGAGACTTTGTCTTGGTTTCATCTACTGGTGTTCTAGCTAAACTCATTCGCTTTGGTCAATTCTTTCGTTACCATGGCAAGATGAAACCATTCGCTCATTGGAACCATGCTGCGATGATTGTCAACGAAGATGGTACCATTGTTGAGGCTGTTGGCCGTGGGGTCATCACTAGCAACATAAGCGATTATACAAATGTAGAATATTACTACGTTTCAACTAAGCTCAACAAGCAAAGCCGCGATCAAACAGTAGCTGCCTGTAAGAGTTTTATTAAGGATAAGTATGGTTTCTTAACCATCTTGAGTATTGCTTTGGAATTAGCTACTGGCATCAAAATGCAGTTCACTAATAGTAACACTATGATTTGTAGTGCTGTAGTAGCACAATCCTTATGGGCAGGTGGGGTCGTATTCGACCGAAACCCTTATCAAATGATGCCAGCTGATTTAGCTGCTGCTTTCAATATTTTGACAGAATTGCCAAATACTTGATTTTTGTGCATTTTATGCATTAAAGTAAAAATATGAAAAAAGCAGTCATCACTATCAGTTATGATCCCCGTGATGCACAGAGCGACGAGCTCGCAAGCCAAGAGATTAGCGAGACTATGTCTGGCCTTCTTAATAGCTTGCGTACTCAGGTCAATGGCGTCCAGGTATCCGTCAAGTTTACAAATACAAACAATAAGGAGAAGTAAAGATGTCTAATCCAATTAACACAACTACAACTAGAGCAACAGGTCGTGCCTTTGCTTCAGCTATCGTTGGTGCTTTGCTTGCTTGGGGTGCAACCAAGTGGGGCAATCTCAACACTGGTACGTTCACCGTTTTGGTGCCTGTTGCCACTGGTGTTTACTACTCAGCTGTTACACAACTCGAGAAGAAGTACCCTAACCTTGGTTGGTTGCTTGGTACTCTTCCCCAGCCTAAGGTTGTTGCTACGCCTGTTGTAGAGCCCACTCCGGCACCTGTTGCTGCAAAGGCACCTGCTGCTAAGAAGGCTGCAACAAAGGAATAACGCAGTTTAGGTCCTGTAGCTCAGTTGGTTAGAGCACTTCCCTGTCACGGAAGGGGTCGTCGGTTCAAGTCCGATCAGGATCGCTATGAATAAAGTAATTAACTTAGACATGTTAATGACAAACGAGCTTTACTTCCATTGTGATAAAGGTCATGGTGATTGTATCGTTGCATTGCACACATTGAAAAAATTGTGTGATAATAATGAACAAATTAAATGCAACATCTTTATACCTGAGCAATATCGTTCTCAGCTTGGTGAAATGATCCAAGATACGAACGTAAGTTTCATTGATGCACCACACCCACGTTATTCAATTGACCTATGGTGCCATGCTTTGCTCGGTGATAGCATTTATAGCCCCATCCATCATTCAAAGCAAGATAACACTCTTAGTAGCTATTCTATGTGGGTATACGAGATGGGTAATTACCTACACCAATATAGTTTGCCTCACCTAAACAAGCCATTTAATTCTATTGAAGATGTTGTGCTTGATGAAAAGTGTTTTGCAGAAGATGTGCTTGATGGTGAAGAATTTGATTGCTTAATTATCAATGGCTATCCAGTTAGCCCAGTTCTTCTTATGTCTAGAGAAGAACAAGACAAGAACTTTGCTGCATTGCTGCAATATTTGACTGATGAAGGTAACAAAGTTATCACCACCATTAAAGTCGATGGTTATCGTAGCACACAGGATCACAATATGACTTTGGTTGATATTGGCAAACTTGCTAAGCGTTGCAAGGCAGTTGTTGGTGTGCCAAATGCACCATTCATTGCTTCTGTTAACAAGTGGAGCATGGAAACTGTTGGTGAGTTCATTTCTCTGCTTGATCGAGTTAACATCACTACCCCTTACCACGATATGGCTAGGACTTTTGATATCAACAAGAAGTTCAGCACTGTCAAGACATTGCATGAGTTGATCTAATGAAGGCAGCTATTCTTAAAGAGCTCAACGCTCCTTTGTCTATAGAGAATATTGGCCTTACTGAACTACAAGTGGGTCAAGTACAGGTCCGAGTCCTAGTCAGTGGTATCTGTGGATCACAGCTGCACGAGATCAATGGCAACAAAGGCAATGGTAAGTTCCTTCCCCACCTCATGGGCCACGAAGGCTGTGGTATCGTAGAAGACATTGGCCCTGGTGTTACTACTGTTAAAGTAGGAGACAAGGTTGTTATGCATTGGCGACCAGGTGCTGGTATTGAGTCTGCATTCCCCCAGTACATGCTTGGTGACACCACCTTTAGTAGCGGTAAAGTAAATACCCTATCTCAGTGGTCTATTGTTTCGGAGAACCGACTTACCACAGTCCCCTCAGAGACCCCTAATGACCTCGCTGCGCTCCTTGGATGTAGTTTGACTACCGCACTAGGCATTATTGATAATGAGTGCGATTTTAAGTTCGGTGAAAGCGTTGCTATCATTGGCACAGGTGGTGTAGGTCTCAACCTTATCCAGGGTGCAGCTATGCGTAGTCTTAGCCCTATTGTTGCAATCGATAACAATGAAAACAAGCGTGAGCTTTCATTCACTGCTGGTGCTGATCTCTTCTATAATACCTCAGAAGAAAAGTTCCAAGGCAAGGTTGATGTTGTTATTGACACAACTGGCAATGTTGATGTAATCAAAGAAAGCTTTGGTTATCTTTCTAACAATGGTCGAATGATATTGGTAGGCCAACCCAAGCCAGGTACATCGCTTGAGATTGCTAATGCTCTTAGTTTCTTTAATGGCAATGGTCTTAGCATCAAAGCTACACAGGGTGGCAAGACAGACCCAACGGTTGATATCTTGCGTTATGTTAACCTTGAAAAGGCTGGGAAGCTTTACTTCGATGAGTTTATTACTCACAGATACAAGCTTGATGAAGTCAACAAAGCATTTGATATGCTTAGAAGTGGTAATGCCGGTAGAATCATGATAGATATGGAATAATGGACAAGCGCAACTGGACCCCAGAAGAATTGATTGCCTTTGAAGATAGAATTGGCGATCTTTACCTTGATAATAAATTGCCTTTTTTGTTTCACCTCTCTGGTGGCAACGAAGAACAATTGATTGATATCTTTAAGGATATTAAAGAAGGTGACTACGTTATTTCTAACCACCGTAGTCACTACCATGCTCTTTTGCATGGTATCCCCGCAGATGACCTAGAAGACAAGATCCTTAATGGTCGTAGCATGTTTGTTTACGATCGTGCACGTAACTTCTTCTGTTCTGCAATCATTGGTGGTACCCCTGCGATTGCTGCTGGCATTGCTGTTGCATTGAAGAAGAAGGGATCTGACCAAAGAGTCTGGTGCTTTGTTGGCGATGGCACAGAAGACAATGGTCACCTCTTTGAAGCTGCACGGTACGTAGAAGGCTTTGACCTTCCATGCACATTTGTTGTGGAATCAAATAACCGCTCAGTAGAAACTACTAACGAAGAGCGTTGGGGCACCACTGCTCACTTTGAGTGGCCTTTTGAGTGCGTAAAGAAGTACCAATATGACATTACGTACCCACATGCTCGTAAGCCTGGAATGATTGACCTATCAAAGGCTGTCAAACTTACAGATGATGATTACTTCCCTAAGCTCGAGCCTTTTGAATACCCTGTGGTTGATATTGACCCAAGTATTTCTTACAAAGATGCTATTAGTCAGGTAATGACTAAACTTGGAGAAGAAGGTGCTGTATTCATTGGCTATAACGTAGCTAGAGGCGATGCTATGGGCACCATTAAAGAAGTGCCATACGAACAGAAGCTAGAAACTCCTGTAGCAGAGAACCTTATGATGGGTATAGCTATTGGTATGTCATTCGAAGGTTACAGACCAGTAGTTTACTTTGAACGTCATGACTTTATGCTTGTAGCTATGGATGCAATTGTTAACCACCTTGACAAGATCGAAAGAATCTCGCATGGTGAGTTCAAGGTACCTGTTATCGTACGTGCAATTGCTGCTGACTCAGGGCCTTTCTACTCAGGCATTACTCACTCGCAAGATTTTACTGAGCTTCTAAAAGCTGCTGTTACTATCCCAGTTATTGAGCCAACAAACGGTGCAGAAGTAGTAAACGCTTTTTATGGAGCTGCTTTGAGTGGTCGTCCAGCAATTATCATCGAAAAGAAATCACGATACTAGATGAGTCGTGTACTTGTAGTCGGTGAGAGTTGCAAAGACGTATTTGTTTACTGTGATGCAATGCGCCTTGCCCCTGATGTTCCAGTGCCAGTGCTAAATGTACTTGGCCAAGTAGAGAATGCAGGCATGGCAATGAATGTACTGAATAACATCAGTATGTTTGTTGACTATGACATCATTACTAATGAGAACTGGGATAGCATCACTAAAACGAGGTATGTGCATAACGCTACTAACCATATGTTCTTTAGAGTTGATGCAGAATCTAACTATGGTAGATTTCATAACAATATTGATTACAGCAAGTACGATGCTATTATTATTTCTGACTATAACAAGGGATTCCTTACAGAAGAGGACATCCAAGACATTTGCGAGTCGCACCCACGTGTTTTTGTTGACACAAAGAAGAAGCTTGGCAAGTTTATAAGTGATGCATTCATTGTTAAGATCAATGATTATGAGTACAACAACTCAGAACCTATTGCTAGACTTTTTTACTCAGATATCATTATTCATACCATGGGTGCTAAGGGCTGTGAGTACAGAGGCGAAAGATTCCCCGTTACCCCTGTAGAAGTTAAAGATTCTTCAGGTGCAGGTGATGCTTTCATAGCAGCACTCGTGGTCAAGTACGTTGAAACTAACGATATCGTACAAAGCATTGAGTTTGCTAACAAGTGTGCTTCTGAGGTAGTAACACATAGAGGAGTTACAACAATATGATCATTCTGACTGGTTCAGAAGGGTTTATTGGAAGTAATTTTAAAAAAGCGCTCTCAGGCAAGCAAGTCATCTATCTTGACTACAAAGACTGCCATAGTTTCTTATATAGCTTTAAAGAATGGGACAAAGTTGAGCTTATCCTTCACCAGGGTGCTATCTCGAGCACAACGGAGAAGGATCTTAGAAAACTATACACGTGGAACGTCGAATTTACGATGGATCTATTTGAAATCGCTATGTTGTTTGGCATCCCTGTAAAATATGCTTCTTCTGCCTCTGTTTATGGCAATTTAGATGGCATTGTTAATCCAATCAACCAATATGCCATTTCAAAACTGCAAATTGATTATTGGGTGCAAGATCGTATTAAAGACTTCTCACTTATCCAAGGATTCCGTTATTTTAACGTATATGGTAACGGTGAGCAGTATAAAGGCGACCAAGCAAGCCCAGTTAGCAAGTTCTCAGCTCAGATTGAAGAAACAGGCGTACTAAAACTGTTTGAAGGCTCTGACAAGTTCTATAGGGATTTTATTTGCGTAGATGACGTCGTCAATATCGTTCTTAACAATGATAAGACCTCTGGCATCTATGATCTTGGTACAAGCAACCCAATTAGCTTTCAAGACGTTGCTGAGGCAGTTGCATATAGGTACAGTGGTGCATTAGAGTACGTACCATTCCCAGAGCATCTAGTTGGCAAGTATCAAACGTATACTTGTGCCAAAAAAGAGTGGGGCGACTACAACTTCAAGACAATAGGTGATTATCTAGATGGATAAGAAGATATTTCTCACTGGTACGTTTGATGTAATCCATCCTGGCCATATTGAGTTGTTGAAATACGCTAAGAAGCATGGTGACCACTTGACTGTTGCTATTGACACCGACAGAAGAGTAAAAGAGAAGAAGGGCGAGGATCGTCCGTTCCACAACCAAGATGATAGGCAACTTGTTATCAGCTCTATAAAATACGTTGATCAGACTTTCCTATTTGACTCAGATGAAGAGCTAATTAACCTTGTTAAGGCTTTAGAACCAGACGTGTGGTTTGCTGGTGCTGACTGGTGGGGTAAAGAATTTCCAGGTAAAGAATACGCTAAGAAAATTAGCTATTTTACTAGGATTGAACCGCATTCAACGACTAGGATACTAGAACGATGAGATATGTTGTAGACATTGATGGTACTATCTGTACGCTTACAGATGGCAAGTATGAAAACGCACTACCCATAGAAAATGCTATCAAAAAGATTAATGATTTGTATTCTAAGGGCAATACTGTTGTTTATTTTACTGCTCGTGGTATGAGCAGGACCACTAATGACCCAGTGCTGTCTGATAGGCTTTTCCGTGAGATTACAGAGCGCCAATTAGAAGAATGGGGTTGTAAGTACCATTACCTAATTATGGGCAAGCCTTCTGGTGATGTTTATATTGATGATAAAGGAATCAACAGTGATGACTTCTTTAAATAAAGAGTTTGTAGAAAAGGGCTGGGGTTACGAAGAGATTCTCTGTAACTCTAAGAAGTACTGTGCCAAGATCTTGCATATGAACAAGGGCAAGAAGCTTTCTTACCACTACCACAACATTAAAGACGAGACATTCTATGTAGAGAATGGCAAAGTCATTGTTGTGTACGGTGAGACAGATGACATTGAGCTAGCACAAGAGAAGGTACTTAACGCGGGTGATCTTTTCCATGTACCAACAGGGTTGCGTCACAGGATCATTGGCTTAGAAAACTCACGGGTGTTTGAGTTCTCGACACAGCACTTTGATGATGATAGTATTAGAGTAATCAAAGGCGATTAGTTTTACAATCCCAGGTAGCTCAGCGGCAGAGCAAGCGACTGTTAATCGCTCGGTCGTAGGTTCGATCCCTACCCTGGGAGCATAAGGAATGATGGCTGAGTGGTCGAAAGCACCGGTTTGCTAAACCGGCGAGGTATCAAAGCCTCCGTAGGTTCGAATCCTACTCATTCCGCTGCATGCCATGCAATAAACATTGAGGGATGGTGTAATGGCAACACGGGAGCCTTTGGAGCTTTTGTTGAAGGTTCGAGTCCTTCTCCCTCAGCAAATCGATGGGTGGCGGAGTGGCCAATCGCGTCTGGCTGTAAACCAGATCCTTCGGGTACGGGAGTTCGAATCTCTCCCCATCGACCATTTAAAACATGCTCTATCTTATAACAGGTATTAGGCATATATTGCCTACTGTCCAGCGTTCCTAAGGGAACAGTATAAGGAGTAACACGATGACCTCGATGTTCGATTACGATGACTCAGTAAATATGGCATTTGATGCCAAGCTTGCTGGTAAGAAGCTTGTCACTGCTAAGCACGAGCTGCTTACCAACACAGGTGATTTCTTGTTCATGGCTCACAGCGATAAGGAGCTTGCTTTCCGCATGCAAATGGTCGAAGAGGACATCGAGCGCACTGCACACCGCAGACTCGCCAACGTCAGTGACTCCAAGGCTAAACTCGTACGCGCTGTACACGAAGAGTGGCAGCTCCGTCACGCATCTTGCCAATTCTGCAAGATTGCTGCTGAAACCACATTTGCTGGTGGTAATGGTGATGACCCCAACAATGCTAATAAGAAGACTCCTCCACAGTACAATCCTAAGTCTGGCCCTAACGATTACCACAAACACTATGAGCCACGTGAGGATGATCGTTGTAAGAAGTGTGGTGCTAGTGGCCTTCACAATTGCATTGGTAGCAGAGTTGACAAGGGCATTGATGACTCCAGGAAGAAGTTTAACAACCCTGAGCCCACTCAAGAGCACGACAAGTTTACGAGCCCTATGAAGCACAATCCTTTTCACAAGAACTACCCAGATCAATACAACAAGTAATATCAACCTTTGTTGAATCGTTAGGTTGATATGGCTAAAACATTTAATTCTAAGTACTCTTCGGGTACGGGTGCCATTAGTAATGGAGACCCTGAGTGGTATTTGAGAAAAGATAACACACAATCAGGGCAAAAAGAACCAGGGCCTAGAAAATATAAGAGAACAGAGCACCCTACTGCTCCTACGTCAGTTTCAACGCCTAAAAAGCTTTATACCAGCGAAGAAGACGCTCTTAAAGACATTTTGAATAAGCAGGGCCAAACGCCTGGCACGATCAAATATTCTCCTGAATCTATTGAGTTCTTGAAAAAAGCAAATATTATTGCATTGCCATCTTTGGGCAAGACAGCCACATTCAAAATGCTTTTCAACGCTTCTAGCGACGATTACGATCCTGATG